CCGACACAATAGCGTTGGACAGGGGTGTCGGACCGCCAGTCGCCGCGTGCGTGGCGTCTGCGGCCATGCCCGGCAACTTCGTGGCGTAACTAAACGCTTGGCCCGGTAATTTCAGCGCGTCATTAAGCGTCGGCCAGGCCGCTAATTTCACCACAATTTCACGGTTCAGGTCTGGGGCGCTTACAGCCAGCGTGACCTCAGCCTGGCCGGTGAAATGCTGCGCGTACGCGGCCTTGGTGCGCTGCCAGGTATCCGGGACGGCGTAAATTTTGAGGGTCTGCGTTGCCGGCTCCCACGTGGCGGCTGAAACGCCAAAAATGTTGCTTTTGAGTGCCGCCTGGACATGCGCCTGCTTGAGCTGCAAGGCCTGCGGCAACAAGGCAGCCACGCGCTCAGGCACGGTTTCCCACGCAGCAAAGTTTAAATTTGTGGCCATACTACATCGCCAACTTAAATAAACGAACAATAAAGGACAGCACCACCACAACCCACGCCAAAAGCCCGCTGAGAGCTAAAAAAACCACCACGCCGACCGAAGTCACCGCCGGAAATAGCTTCTTAATGGGAATCTGGCGCAGCGTGGCCCAAGCTTTAAGCCATTGCGGGCCAGACAGCGTGCCGGAATCGGGTGCCGGAGCGGGCGTGGGCGGTACGTCAGGTTTTTTGCGTTTCAAGAGGTCGAGCCAGTTCATTTGCTCTTTCCAATATCTAAAAAGTTGTCGCCGTAGCGTTCGATGATTTGGTCCATGTACGAAGCGGGCTGGGGCATGCGGCCTTCAAACGCCTGCAGGGCCAGTTGGTGCCGATACTGCGGGTCGACCTGGGACCGGTAGATCTGCTGGTTGCGCCGGGCCTGTAAAATCCAGTCCCCGCGCCGTTTCAGTTCCAGCATGTGATTGCGGACGTTCTCAAAAACTGGTTTCGTGTGGTCGTAAATAATGCGGGGATTGACCACCATGTTCTTGAGCTGGTCCCAGTACACGCTCTGGCTCTGCGCGATCTTTTTGCGCACACCCTCGGGAATCGACGTCGGGTCCGTGTGGAACTTGAACTTCGTGGGTTTGTGCGTAATGCCGTGGTACTTGGGCTTGTCGTCGTCTACCTCCCACTCGTCGGGCGCTTTCTCCATCAACCGGCGCAAGAGTTCGCGCTTGTGGGCGTAGCGCTTCTGGTCCGAGTGCTCTTTGGCTTCGCGGAGCTCGGCAATCGTGGCCGCCATCGAGCTTTTTTCTATTTGCTTGATTTTTTCGTAGTAGGCGGAGTCTTCTTGCAGATGATCCTTGGCAATTTCTTTGGCGATTTGCTCATCGTCGGTGTGTTCGCGCTCATGCTTGGCTCCTTCGGCTAGGGACTTCGGCGGAAACTTGCTGTCCGGGGTGTGGTCTGCGCCGCCACCAGGTAATTTGTCGACAATTGTATCAGCCGATTTTTTTTCACGGCCGCAATATCCGCTCTGTTTACAGATACACGTCGGCGGGCATGTGCACGGCCCAGCGCAGCAGCAGTCATACGTTGTTTGCTCGGCCGCGGCGGCTTTGGTTTCGCCCCGGCTCGGAGCAGCGTCAAACTTGCTGACGTTGTTTTCCTGCAGCACGCCTTTCCGCCGCAGGGCCACCGTAATGTGAAACGGGTGGCTATTTAACTGCGCGCTCAGGCCGTAGCTTTTACGCAGGTTTGCCAGCTCCGGGGCCACCACCTGCAACACCCACAGTTTGCTCACACCGTCGATATTCCGGGGCGTGATTTCCTCTAAACTGCCGAGCGTGTACCCAAACATCCGCCCACGCTCGTTAATCCGGTCGGCGCCAATCTTAGCTACTTCGTCGGCGGTCATTACGGAGATGTGCGCGTTCAACACTTCCGTATCGACATTCGGAACATTTAAAGCGCCGGCCCGTGGCAGTTCTGCGCCGGTGGCGGTTAAAGCAGCGTAGATGCCACGGACCAACGCATTCGGAACGCTCAACAGCAGCCAGCCGCTTTTTGCTACATACAGCCGGCCAGCCAGAGAGGCGGCGGCGAGTTTTTCTTGCTGGACGCTCGTAAGCCACACGAGGGCTTCGCCCAGCTGGTACGCCGGGTCATCTGCTGCTGGGCGGTAAAGAGAATCAAGGGCGCGCAGACTCATCGGTTCGACTTCTCCACTGCCCGACTAGGACTCGAACCTAGAACCTAAGCATTAACAGTGCTCCGCGCTACCATTGCGCCATCGGGCAAAAATGTATCAATTGGGCGCTGCTTGAATGTACGACGGGTGCGAATTAACAGTCGGCCGATATTCGGTGGTGTGGCGCACCGCCGCGTGTGCGGACAGCAGCAGCCAGAACGAGCAGAACACCGCGGCACCCCAGGCAGCCGCGCTTAACTTATTTCGGTTTAGTTGGCTCATTGGTTGGCTCTCCGTCTCGGGTGCGATTTCGATCGTGCACAATTGTGACATGGACGCCGGCTCCCGCTAAAAGTGTGATCACGAGATCCGTCAATGTCGAACCGCCCATTCCGGCGAGCACGCAAATGCCAATCAGGCCGTATACGTTCTCTGCCTGGCGGTAATTCTGATACCACAGCAGCGCAATGGCTAACCCCATAAACCCGGCGTTAAGCATAGAGCTGATTATCGTCAGTTTAGAGATTTTTTTCGCGAAGCGCAAAAGGGTCGCTAAGCCGGCAAAGCTCGCAGCGCCGAAAGCGCTTGCAAACACAGAGATTGCGTGAAAAAAATCGTCAGTCATGGTACATACCACTTCTGTTAAAAATGCACCAAAAGCTCCCGCGATCCCCATCCGCGGGTCCGACTTTAACCGAAGCTAAAGTATTGCGACGACTTTCAAAGGCATATACCTCGTGTGACATTCGCCGCGCCTCCAACCGTGTTCACGACTGTATCTGACCACGGAACCTGTTGCCAAACTTTGCATCCCTGCGCCGTTCAACAACCCTAACCGACCGGTCACCACGGCCAACTTTTGGTGCACCTTAATTTTACAGCTTTTACAGGTACGTAACTAACCGGAATTTCCGAATAGTTGCGCCGAAAAGTCTGCGGCCCAAATTGTCAACGAACGAAGCGTCAAATATATCGTGACGGTTCGTCGCTGCATAGGCCGGCCGGCTCCGAGCTGTCGAGCCAGGTGAGAAAATCAGCGCTGGAATCCGACATAACCGCAATCGAGCGGTCGGTCAAAAAGCCGGGGTACGGCGTCCAGATAAATTGTGCGCTTGTTAATGTTGGCTCTGCGTTAAACATAAAACAATGCGCGTTAATATTGCAGAGCGCGTCGAGAGCTGCCGGTTCTAGCGCTCGGGACCACACGCGCTGATTCGAAAAGAACGCCGGCGGCAGCGGAGAGTAGTTGCGATTCCCAACCGGTGCGTGCGGCAGAAAAAACGTGCCGTGCTGAAAGAACACGTCGACGCACACGTGCCAGCCGGCTTTTAACGCTGCCTGCACGTACGCCGGGTGGTTTTCCCGGTCCGGATCGCGCCCCGAGATGTTGCCGCGGTTGGCAATAACAATGCCAGAAAATGGCGTCCTACTTCTTGCCACAGCAGCATCCTTGCAGTGCGATTGGGGGCACAGCATACCGACCGGTATGCCTGGTGTCTAGAGCCAGCTCAACAATCACAGAATCTTCGCTGCCAGCAGACAACCGCGTGCCACCGCATGCAGCGGATCTTTGGCGTGCCGAACTTCGCTGACCGGAAGCGGGAAATTGTTCTCAGTCAGCTTGGCCGAAAACATCTCCACAAAGCCCTTGGCCCTGCTGGTCCCGCCCGCAATCACAATTGGCAGCGGGCTCTTGAACTTCGGCAGCAATTTGTGTCCGGTCATGGCAGCGGCGAGCTGCTTCGTGGTGTAGTCAATCAGGCGCTCATAATACGAGCTCACCGCGGTCAGGATCACGCTCTCGTTGGGCTGGCCAATGGTGAACTCGCCGTGCTCTTTCTCGGCCTGGACCACGGAATCTGGCTCAGCCGTCGCCACAGCCGTCATCCGATCGACCCAGTCGCCCGATTTCGTGGTGCTGAACATGACCGTGGGTTCGCCGTTGAGCATCACGCAACAATTCACCATGCCCGCGCCGCACGACAGCGCCACGCCGGTGTAGTCGTCTTTTTCGAGCTCGGAATAGCAGATCGCCTCGGCTTCGTTGATCGCGCGGGCCATGTAGCCCCGCTCGGCCAGAATCGTGCGCACCACGTCCTCGTGATAGCCCACGTCAAAGTCGTCATCTTCTTGGTCCACAGGCTGCGCCGGCACGCAGAAAATCAACTTCTCGTGCGGCTCGCTGGCGTGGCCGACAACTTCTTGCAGAATATAAGCCAGCACGCGCTTGGCTTCTTTTTCCTTGGAGTTAACAACGCCTCGGTACATTGGCCTTTTTACCGAGGAATTGCGCTCGACGGCTTTCTCGATGGCGTCCTGGCCCAGCACGATGAACGTGCCGTCGTTGTCCTTGACGAAGACTTTGCCCTGCAGGCCCTTCTCGATCATTTTCACAGCGACTGGCGTCGTGGGCTTGATCATGAAATAGGCGTCGCGGAAATCGCGGTACTCCACGTGTCCGACCTTATGGGGATCCGTGGTGTTGTTTTGCGCGGCGTCCTGGGCCAGCACGATAAACGAAGTTCCGACGTCAAGTCCTTTAGCCATGAAATGCTCCTATTTTGTGTGCCAAATTAAGCCCATGTTCGCGCAGGCATAACTAAACCAAACCACAAACCCCGCAGGGCTGCCTTTCCACCACTGCTCTACCGCGACGTAGGCGTAAATAATACCCACGACGATCAGCAATGGCGCGCTCATGTTATTTTCCCTTTAATTGCGCCAGACGGGAAGCTGCGGCGTTAATATCGTCCGCAGCCGTCGTGGCTTTGCCCAAACTGTTCGTATCAGCCCGAGTCATGCCGCTGGTGTCAATTTTCGTGACGACCGTGGTGCCGTCAATAGAGATACCAGGCGCGGTCACCGGTTCTGAGCTGCGCGATTTGGACAAGGTGGATGAGCGCGGTCGGTCCGCTGTCGGATTCGCGCCACCAAGCCGAGCCCCGATAAAATCGAGCCGCCCAGCAAGGTAGCCAAGAACGCCAGCCAGCAGGAAGGACACATAAATCACGTAATTTTCCATTATGGCGCGTCAGCGTCGAGTGGTGAGTTATTCGGCGGATTCCACACAGTATACGGGCTAACGGCTTTAGGAGTAAATATCGGCAGTGTTTCGCACACGTCGAACTGGTCTTCCAGTTTTTTAAACGCGCTCGGATCAGTCGCGCCCACACCTTCCGGCAAGTCATCAATCCAGATATCTATTTTGTAACCACGTTGCATGGTCACGGCGCGCTTGGGTGCGTGATTGCAGAACACGCAATCAACCAAAAGCGCATACGTCTCGGGCCCAAAGATCTGCGCTAGCTCTAACCGGTTGGCGGCTGTCTCGGTGCGCCCCGTTACGCAGATCACTCGATGCCCGCGCCGCACCAATAAGCTAATAATTAACCGCCACAAATCGACATCGCTCGTGAACGTGCGGTCGAAGTCTACGGCGAT